CTTGCGCCACGTTTCTGCGCACGTTTTCGCACGCGATACCGCACCGATCAGTGTCTCCGCACCGTCGATGATTTCGCCCGCGCGGTTGCCTGATGCTGTGCCCTTGCTAACGAGCACGTACCGATACTTTGGCTGTGCCGCTTTCAACGTGCGATTTCTCATACACGCGTTACACTTACACTGTGGAAACGTTATCTTAGCCATTAGTCTTTACTCCATAGTTGTGTGACAAATTCTCTGACTCGCGCCCAGAAGCTCGGCTCGTAATTGAGCCAGTACCAATACAGACTGCTGCACTTTGGGCAAACTCTAATCTCGGCGTTCACGCCAGACCAGTCCTGCCATTTGTGCCCACAGTAGCAGCACTTATTCCGCGCGCGCATCATGGTGATTTCTTCCGGCACGCATCGCACTTGCCACTGTCGTTACGCGGCACTTCGCCACGTCGCATGTGCGGGCACAGGCTTGGCTGTCGCGTGTTGCCGGGCCCCCACGGGGGTTTGCCGGTACTCATGGCAACCATATCTTGATGTCATCGGCGCCGCCGCTCTGCATGGCGTCAATGAGCGGAACTACCCACGTCTCTACATATATGCGGGTAGCTTCGCGTATCAGCGCCGTGTCATCGGCGCGTAGTGTTTCACGTCCGGGCAGTCGCAAGTTACACGGCGGCTCGAATCTCACGCGCGCTCGTAACACGTCACACGCGCGCTGAAAAGTTGGCAGTTTAGTTTGCATGTCAGTCACACTCCAAGGTTACATCACAGAGCACTTCGATCTGCTCGAAAATTGTGCTTGAGTCCATGTCGCGGACTGCCAAGTAGCAGCGCTCGCGCTGTTCTGGCGTGATGTCTTTATTTTCAAGCACAGAATCTACATCGCCCTTGGTAAGCACATACAGATAATCCGGTAGCGCGTGCAATTCTGGCGGCTGTTGAATTGGTTCGGGCGCGTTCGGATCGCGCGGCCAGAGCCCCATAACGTCGTTTGCTACTTGTCTAATCGTTTTCATGGTCTGTTACTCCTATCAGTTAGTAAGTCAGATCAGCGGCGTGCAGTTTGTTTTGATAACGTGACAACACGTTGCCGAATTGTAAAATCGTTTCATCGCTGTACGCTTGCAAGCACTCTGCTACGTAACAGTCCGGCTCATGATGTGAGCCCATTGCGCCCGCGCGGTATTGCCATTCAGCCGGCACCGATGTAGATTCGCGCAAGTCTAATTCAATCGCAATCGGGAATAGCCAAGCCATACAATTGCCAAAGCCGTCACCGTCATTTGAAAGTCTGAAGTCTGATCGAATGTCCTGTGATTCTGTCATGGTCTTTTACTCCGTAGTGGAATGAGCTAATGGTAACAATGGCGCCATGCCAAAGTCTAGAAAAATTTGTCCTATATCGTGCCCAGTCAATGCTAGCAACGCGCACAGCACAATCGTAAGCACGATACAGAAGCCCAAGTCTGTCATTCTGCGCTACCTTTGTATGTGGGCTCGTAATCTGTATCTGAAAACAAGTCGGTTATTGTGCCGTCTTCGATCCCGGTTATAACATCAACGTGGAACTGTGAGACGTGGGCGCCGTCACTCCAATTGTACGGGCGCAGCTTCGCAACGTAATCACACCAGCGCGACCATAGCGCGTGTGCGCCACCTAAGCCGCGACACAATTCTACGTAGCGAAATACTTTGGCGTGCTTACACTTCGCGCTATTCTCGTATCGGTAGCGCAACGCGCTCACAGGTATTCCATACATCTTAATGTTATGTGTGTCGATACAGCCCACGGTGCCGGCGAAAATTTGACAAAGGAAACCGGCTTTAACCAGCGCCATACCGGGAATAGTTAAAAACAATTCCATAAGCTCCACAGGATTATCTCTGTGCTCGTATGCCTCACCATACAAGCGCTCGTAATTCGCAGCTAAGAATTCCACGCCGCGCGCTTTATTTCCCCATGCAAAACGTGACGCCATGCCAAGCTCACAAATATCGGTAAGCGCGACAGGCACCGTCTCTAATTGCTGCTGCACAGTAGCAAGCACGAATAGCGCAGCGCGCTTGAAATTTTCAGGGCTCGCTTGTGAATAAACGTTGCAAGCTGTGATGTCATTTGTATATATCATTTTGATGCCTCTCTTATAAAGTCGCGCGCGGCTTTGCTACTGCCGTGCGCTTTGGCAAACTTACGATAGCCTTTCAGAGCGCGCGCCATAGGGTATGGTTTTCCCTTGCGCTCAAGCGGGCGCATGTGCTCGCGCTCGCTAGCTGGTATGCGCTCAATGCCGAGCGCGCGGTCGCGCATCACAAGCACGCGTAACCATTTTGTTTTACGCTCTGGCGTGTGCAGCAGCGCGGTATGATCCGCACCGCTCACAAGCCGGTATGTGTGCAGGGAATACATTATTTATTCGCTGCATTGTTAGCGTTAACAAGGCGCCTAATTTCGCTGCGGCTTGCGGCATTGCACGCGCCAATAAATGCGCGGCGTGCAAACCTGGGATTTGATTCGGCGAACATGCCCGCAAAATCATCGGCCAGCTTGTCAATACACTGGCTAACCTCTGGCGTCATGTCACTGTGACGCGCGGCTGATAGCGCGCTTGCTACTTTTTCAAAATGCTCTTTTGTGAACATGGTCTGTGACTCCTATATATAAGGGTGCGGCAAAATGTCCGCGTGCAGCGCTCGGCTAATCCCAAGCGCTGCCCGCGTCACTCTATACTATGGCGTGCGGCTGTGGCACACCTGCGATTTTAATGCGATGAGCGCAGCACACCTTGCCATCGCCATACATTTGTTTACCGGCTTTCACTTTCAGAGCATACCGGCTAGTTCCACGTTTCTTAGTCTCTAACGTGGTGCGATGGCGCATGGCGCGCGTGCTTGTCTTATTACGTTTCATAGTCTGTTACCTCTTACAGTGAATCAGTAGTGTAAAATTGAGAGCCCACGCGCGACCATGAGTCACACGCGCGCGCCACGTTTTCAGGCACATTGCGCAGTATGCCAAGCGATTCAATCAATGCGCCGTAGCACGTCTCAAGCCGCGTGTGACGGTTAGCGTCAACTGCTAGTATAGATTCCTGCTTTAGCAGTCTGCACAAGCGCTGTACAATTCGGCGAGCGCTCGCCGTATCATGCACTACTAATGACGGCTCAATTTCGCCGCGATAGCTACCCTGTGCGATAACGTATGGCACGCCAGACTGCTTTAACTGTAGCTTGAGCCATGACACGTTTTTACGGTTCTGTTCCGTATCAATGCCGGCTTGCCAAGCGCTAAAAATCAATGTCGGTTCGCTGATATTCATTAGCTTAACTCCAATGCGGCAAAATGTCCGCGTGCAGCGCTCGCGATGTGCAAGCGCTGCCCGCGTCACTCTATACTTTGATGTGCTCAATTAGCGCGACTTGTGACTCCACGCCATTGCCGGCTAGCGTTATGTGCGCGCCATCAGTCACGTTAGTGGTGCGCAGTCGCGAGCGCTCAAGCTGTGCGCGCGAGCGGCAATCATGTAGGCGCCACAATTCCGCGTGAACGTAATCGGGATATCGCGCGGTTCTGTCATCGTAAGACATACAGCCGCTCACAAATGACGCGGGATAATAGCGCGCTGTGCGCTTGTGAACTGCTCGCCGATCAGTGATAAGAAAGGCGCCGTCATCGGCGAGCGATATGCGGTAGCGCGGCGTGCGCGCTTGTCTAGTTTCAATTGTCATAGTCTTAACTCCATGCGGGGGAATACCCGCGTGCAGCACACTAATATATAGTGTGCTGCCCGCGTCACTCTAACGCGTGCTAAACGGGTATGTGCGCCCGGTATGCTTTTCCCAGTGTCGCGCGAAGTGTAGAACGTTCGCAGCGCCCGCGTATGGCGTGACGCGTGACGGATAGCCGGGCTTACTGTGCGCTTGTATGCCGACACTAGCGGCAAGCACGCGCCCAGTCACGCGCGGCATTAGCTGCCCGATAACCTTGCCATATTCGTTAGTGATAAGCTGCGGCGTGCTTGCGTCATAGTCGATGTGTCTAGTCTGGCTCATGGTCTTAACTCCAATGCTGCGGCAAAATGTCCGCGTGCAGCATACTGCTAGTCGCAATATGCTGCCCGCGTCACTCTATACTTTGTCAATTCCCGCGACTTCGCGCGTGCCATTGTGCTGGTCTAATATATCAGTGACAAGCGCTAGCAAGCTCTCTATTTTTACAGAGCGCTTGAGCCCGGCTAGCTTTCTAATGTGTGTCGATACCTTGCGCCCGCGTGACATGGTGAGCCCTTTTAGCTCTAACCGTAACGCGTGTTTCCATTGCAACAATTGAAAGTCACTCGTTTCAATTGTGCAGCTATCTGGGCGCCCGTCAAACTGTATGCTAATGGCAGTCGGTATAAATGTGCTCATGGTCTGATACTCCAATGCGGCAAAATTACCGCGTGCAGCGCTCGCGATGTGCAAGCGCTGCCCGCGTCACTCTATCGTGGCAAGCACGCGTAACGATGGCGTGCGCCATCTAATGAGCGCTCACACCTGATACATGCGCCCAGTTCAATCATGCGCGCGCGCTGTGCGGCTAGCTCGCGGGCATTGCGCCGCTTTATCAGCGCATCAATAATCGCGAGTGACAGCACAAGCACAGGCAGAAAGCACAGCGCGGCAATCATGATTCTGCCCGCAAGTGACGGGCCCGGCGATACCGCAGCGTAGTGTCGAGCTTGCGCGCGCGGCGCAGCTTCTTTACCTGCTCCATTGAAAGCGTAGTGTACGCTTGGCCCGTGATAGGATGTATAAAAACAATGGCGCTCGCCGGCTCAATGTATCGTGATAACATGGTCTTAACTCCAATTGGGCCCGCACAGCGCGGGCGCTACCCATTATATTACGCTCATGGCTAGCAGAGTCAATAGCACAGCGCACACAAGTCGCATTTGCCGCGTGTTAGCAGTTATTCTACCCTTGATGCTACTATCAGATTGCGATTAAAAGCCGGCACACGGGCTCTGAGGCATCCAATTATGTTACGTAAGCCGCAAGTTATGCGACATGGCACGATAATTGCCCACAACTACAAAATGCGACTTGTGGCAACTTGTGGCAAGGTGGCCTAGATAAGAGTGATTCGCATTTGTGCCACAGCTTGCCACAAGTTGCAATATACTGATTGTCATACATATCAGTGACTTCGAGTCGCAATCACTGCGACTTGTGGAACTTGCCACAAGTTCCAATATGCCACATCAACTACAGGGGTTTACCCCTGAGTTGTGGCATGGTGCGGCAGCGAGCAAAACAGACATGGCGCAGGAACACGCAAGCATTGCGACTTGCATTGGAACACGCAAGCATTGCGACTTGCCACATGCTGCCTGATACCGGGCCCAGTGATTGCGATTCGCTATGAGTGTAATGCAGCGTACACATTGCAAGTCGCAATGCGTACGGTTCAGTACGTTCAGGCATTTCAGTCAATACAGAACGTTCAGAACGTACCGCACCCCCCGAACGAGGGGCCCCGTCCCCCCTTCCCAATTTGGGTCCCTTATGCCTCAAGCGCTGGTAGAATTTTTTGAAAATTTTGTGAAAATTGCGACTTGACGCTAGAGGGTAGTCCTTGCCTATAGAGGGTAATTTTAGGTCGAAATTTGGTCTTTATTTAGTCTCTCGCATATCGCTACAATCAGTGCGATTCTGAGAACGTGTACACAGGATCGACACGTCCACGGAACGTGTACATTGCGATCCGCTAGACGCTCGGGTTATAATCGGCGGCACCTACAATAAGCTGAGACTTATAAATGAGCAGATTGCTAAAATACAAATGGGCTTGGATCATCTGGGCGCTCTTGTTCGCCGTCATTGAAATCAAAGCGATACTCGACGACGACAAAGGCGCGGGCGATTACACGTTGTCGCATTTCGTTCGGCGCGCAATCGGTGCGTACAAGACATCACCCAAAATGAATTCAGCGAACTGGGCTGCGCGAGTCGCAATTGGCGCGCTCCTAATTTGGCTCTGGCCGCACTTCAAAGTTTTGATGGGGATTTTCTGATGAGAACTGCGCATGAGAAAATGGTTGACGACGAATTCATGAGCGACGACGAAAAGTCAGTGCGTCGTATCGAAGAAGCCGGCATCATTCGTTCACCATTGCAAAGTCGCAAGCTCGCGAATGAGAGACTGCGCGTGGCGATCTGCGAATTAACGGACGCAAACATTAAGAACGTGCAAGTGTGGATCGACAAAATCTCCCTAGAAGACCCGGCGAAAGCGCTCGACATTATATTACGCATGTTGGAATTCAGCGTGCCGAAACTGTCGCGCGTTGAGTCTCAGGTTTCCATGAATCCGGGCGCAAGCTCCCTTGGTGATCTGACAGTCCGTGACCTACAGGAAATGGTGACTGCGCACAGGGACGCGGAGCGCACTATAGAAGGTGAAGCTGAAGACGCCGACTTCGAGGATTTGCTGTGACTGGGGTGTACGTCGTGCTTGGCGTGTACTTCGGCATGATCGTCGTGTTCCTATATATGCTGTGGCTGGAAAAGCACCGTAGTTGACATTTGTGGCACCTAAAGCGTATTATCGCGGAGCGATACGGGAATTCAATCATCCGAGGATCATACAATGTTAGATAAGGCAATTGCAGAAGGCGAACACGTCTTCACCAGACGATCAGCTCTCCAAGTCAAAACAGGCACACTCCGCATAGGCGGCGTGATTGCCGGCACGACTGACAGTCTGGTCATCCCAGTGGGCGCCACGCTTATTGAGATTTCATCGACAGTTCAGTGTTACATCAATTTCGGCGCCAGCGGAGTCACAGCAGCGCTCACCATTGGCAACCAAGACACAGCCAGTCGTCTATTTCAGGCCGGCGTGCAAATCTTTGAAGTGCCCTTGGCAGCCGGCGTGCTTGCTACGCACATGGCGTTCATTGACGACGGCACTGGCGGCGTGATCCAAGTCGAAAAACTGGCTTAATCATGGTACGGCGAACTTTAGGTCAGCTCGGCTTTGTTCGAGCACGCGACATGCGCGTAGGTGCAGGTGGCGGCGCACCAGCCGCGCAGGGGCCTGATGAATTTTTCGGTAACGTCACACTCCTGCTTGACTTCGCAGGTGCCGATGAAGGCACGGACACTGCCGACCTGTCCAGCTACGGTCATGCAGAAACCTTTGTAGGTGCTGCGGTGCTGGACACTGACCTGACGTACCTAGACGTAAACTCCATGATACCCGCTGGCAGCACGGGCCGAATAAATTTTCCTAGCCACATTTCTTGGGAGCTACCAATAGATGAGAGCTTCACATGGGAATGTGGCGTACGCTTCACTTCTACCTCTGGCGTGCAGACTTTGCTTTCCAATTTCGACGGCGCCACTGGTGGCTGGATACGCCTAAATGCGGGCGAGATTATTTTCGTCAATCAGGGCACACCCGCCAAGACTGAGACATGGGTGCCCAGTACGGGTGTGTGGTATCACGTAGCGGTCACACGAGACGTGGATCAGATACGCACGTTCATAGACGGTGTAGAACTAGGCACGGCGACCACGTACGGAAATAGAATCTGGCAAGGTGGTGAAGGCTTTCATGTAGGCGCCGCACGAGTTTCAACTGAGTCTATGACCGGCAACATCGGAGCAGTACGAATCACTAAGGGTGTCGCTAGGTACACAGAAGCCTTCACGCCGCCAACAGAGTTCTACCCAACTACAGAAGCAGCCGCCGGTCCGAACTTATCCGACCTGTCTGCTACGAACTATAGTTACACCGGAAAAGTCGGCGCGGGCTCCGACGACTTTCAGGGCGTCACGTTTAACCCTGACGGTACTAAGATGTTTTGTTCGAGAGACACCGAGCAAGACCTCGTCGCTTTCGATCTGTCGTCTGCATGGGATGTCAGCACTATGGCGTACGATGACGAGTTGTGGGACGTGACGGACATGGTTCAACCACAAGATCATTTTTGGAGCACTGACGGCACCGTCATCGTAGTGGTAGCCTCTGGCTCCGACAAATACTTCTGGGCTACCTGCTCAACTCCCTTTGACTTGAGTACAGCGGGCTCCACGAGCGAAGTAGCCGTTGGCGAGTCAGCGGCGATACCCGGCGCGGTATGGTTCAGTGAAGACGGGCTTACGATGCTCACAGGTATATATGTGAGCGGTGCGGATCAAGACATATTCAAGTACACGCTATCCACCCCGTTCGTTCCTTCGAGCAAGGGCGCCGGCACAGCGGTACTGGACACACTCGTTAGTCAAACCTTCCCCGGATACGGCATGGTGTTTGCACCGAACGGGTTGAAGTTTTACCTCGCGGATACGTTAACCAGCCTAATCCACCAGTACGCTCTCACTACTGCGTTTGATCTTACAACCGCGATATGGTCGCAGAGCAAAGCTAGCGGTGGGGGCCTAGCAGGTTTGCACATGCGCCCAGACGGGACTGAGATATATTCTTGCCACGACAGTAGCACTAAACTCATCACCCGATGGGCATAACTTAACGGAGATTTCAGATGGCGCGAGTACAAGCGTTCACTGAAGAAGAAGCCGCCATCGAATTGCTGAAGCGTAAACGCTCGCAGCAGTCTCTCCATTCGTTCGCACTCAACATCGACATCCCCGGTGCGCCGATGGACGCGCTCTGCCCGGACGAAGATTTACTCGGGCCGGCGCGTAACCTGATGACACTCCATCACGCCATGATTCTTGACGCTGCGCAGAACATCATGAACACTCCGTTCGGGCGCGGCATGTTTTTTCTCCCACCGGGCAGCGCGAAGTCATCGCTACTGACCGTCGTGGCGTCCGCGTGGGAAATGGGACGCAAGAAAAAGTCAAGGTTGATTACTGCGAGCTATGCCGATAAGATTGCAAAGAAGCAGTCGCGTCGTTGCATCCAGCTTTGCAAGTCCGATAAATACAGTCAAATTTGGGACACACCTGTTAGCATGGTTCGCGACGCGACTGACGATTGGTCGCTCAGTAACGAAAGCGAATACATGGCTGCTGGCATCATGGCCGGCATCACAGGTAACAGAGCGTCAGGCGTAACGATTGATGACCCGGTCGCCGGGCGCGAGGAAGCCGACTCGCCGACGACACGACAGAAAACTCTCGACGGCTACCAAGATGACATACTAACTCGATTGCTTCCCGCCGCATGGGTCATGCTCATCATGACACGATGGAACCAACAAGATTTAGCCGGCTGCATTCTCCCCGAAGATTACGATGGTGAGTCGGGCTACATCAAATGTCGCGACGGCATGATGTGGTTCGTCCTGAACATCCCGGCGAAAGCCGAACGCGCGGACGATCCGCTCGGTCGTGAAATCGGCGAGTACCTATGGCCTGAGTTTTTCCCCGAACAGCACTGGAAGATTTTTGAAAACGCAGCGGGCCGAGAAGGTCGCCGTGTATGGGCGTCTCTGTATCAGCAGCGCCCGGCACCAGAAGAAGGCGGCGACATCGACCGCTCGAAAATTAACTGGTACAAGCGCGGCGAAGAACCACCGTTTGAAAATATGGCACTGTACGGTGCGTCGGATTACGCAGTTACGGATAAGGGTGGCGACTTCTCGGAGCACATGATCTGGGGTCAGGACGGTGGCGGCGACCTCTGGGGTTTGCGCTCGTGGACCGGACAGAAGACGCCAGACGTTTCAGTTGACGCGATGCTCGACATGGTAGTCGGTGCTAAACCTAATTTGATTCGCATGTGGTTCAACGAAGGCGGCAACATCGACAAAGCTGTCCGACCGCTCATCAACAAGATGATGAAAGAGCGTCGCGTGTACGTGGACATACGCGCATTGCCGAGCATGAAAGACAAACGCGCGAAGGTCGCTGCGTTCGTCGCGCGACTAAACGCCGGACATGTGTGGCTGCCCGACGAGCCGTGGGCGCACGATCTGGTTGACCAACTTGCGACTATGAATTCAGGTGGCAGATACGATGACAAAGCGGACGTGGCAGGACTGATTGGTCGCGCGATGGATCAGTTCCGCGATGTGAGAATTGAAACAGTTGTGAAGAAAAAAGGCATCAAGCCTTTCACAGCAGAGTGGTTGGAGTACACCGATGAGACGGAAAAGAAAACTGTACGCTATCGGTAACTGGTGGTGCCTGCACAGGCGCCGGGTTGCCGTATGCGTGCCAGCAAAAAATGCAGGCACATCGTTCTATCGTGCGGCATACAATGTGCCGCCCGAAATAGAAGATAAAGCCGTGTACGGGTACATTCTTCAGTACCACAAGACGCGCGGTTCTTTCTCATATTTGCGCGCAACTGAGGAAGCAGATGAGTTTTATTTAGCTGTCCGTGATCCAGTGGCGCGATTCAGGTCTTTGTGGCGCGATAAGTGTCGCGATGCTACGCATGAGACTGCCGGTGATCCAAGACGGCAGCTTTACAAGGTTGTCGGCTTCTCCCCGGTCATGCTACTGGACTACATCCGGGCCAACCCTCGGATAGATGCCCATTGGATACCGCAGAGCGCTGACATGCACGCTGGCGTCAAGCTAGTGCGATATGATAGACTCCTGCACGTACTGGGGTTGCCCTCAGTTTTATGCAATGAGACTAAGGCCCGCGACGACGATATACTCATGCCCGAACAGGAAATTCTCGAACATTACAGCGCTGATATGGCGCTCTGGAATCAGGTAAAAAACGATGGCTGATGACCGAACCCCCGAACAGAAAAAAGCTGACAGGCTAGAAGCCAAGGCAGTTAAAGCAATCCTAAAATCATACAACGCTGCGCGAACTTTCGACAAAGACGCGCGCAAGGCGTACGCGCAAGATCGACTGTACGCTTCCGGCAAAGCTAACCCAGAGTGGGCTGTCGATGCGAACATGATTGGCACGTTCATCGACATCCTTGTCAGTTTTCTGTTCGCTAAGAACCCGGACATCAGCGCACAGCCCGGCGAGCAAGTCGGAAAAACCCCAGACGAAAACGCAGAGCTTTTTGCAGACACGATGAGAATTGTTATTCGTCGTTTGTGGAAAGACGCGAAGCTGAAAAAAGCTGTGCGAAAATCATTACGTTCGAGCTTGTCAATTGGGCCCGGTTGGCTCAAGGGCATCATGGTAACGCAGTCGAAGAATGATCCGATTGTCGAGAAAGACCTGAACGATGCACAAGACAACATGGCTCGCCTGATGGCAACCCGGAAAGAAATTAAGGAAGACGACGGGCTGACGAAAGATGAGCAAGATGTTTTACAGCAGAACGCAGAGTTGCTTGTTGAAAGCCTGACAACCAAACTTGAAGTAATTATTCGACGAGGGTTGGCACTTGATTTTGTCCGGGGCGAAGACGTGCAAGTCAGTCTCGACGTTTCTGAGATAAGCGACTACCTTGATGCAAATTGGGTAGCCAATCAGATGTTTGTCGAGAAGGGCGATCTGCGCGGGATGTTCGAGCGCTTCACTGCGGAAGACATGCAGGACGCGAAGATATTCTACCAGCGCAAAGTCGCCGACAGCGGCGAGCCCACGGGCGACATCACGGACAAGGACGCCGAGAAATTTACGCAGTCAACAGAGACAGACGGTGATGAAGTTCCGTTCGTTCGCGTGATCGAATTCTGGGACAAGCGCGACAACCACGTTAAGACCGTCGTTGATGGTGTGAAACGTTGGGCACGCGAACCGTACCAGCCAGCACACGCGTCCACACGCTTTTACCCGTACTTCCTGATCGCGCTGTTTGAGGTTGACGGCGACCGTCACCCGCAGTCGTTGTCTAGCAGGTTGATGAAGTTGCAGGACGAATACGCAAGTGCGCGATCTGCCGGGCGCCTCGCGCGCAGTCGGTCGATACCGGGCACCATATTTGATGCCGGCACAATTTCACCGGACGACATCGCAAAGATCGAAGCCTCAGTCGAGCAGGAATATACTGGCGTGCAACCGATAGCCGGGGGTAAACTTGGAGACTCGTTCGCGCCGAAACCAGTTGGCCGATACGATCCTAGGATTTATGACACCGGGCCGTCAATCCGCGACATGGAACGCGTCAGCGGTGTGCAGGAAGCGCTCTCACAAGCTGGTGGTCAGAAGACTGCCACCGAAGCGAATATCGAGCAAGCAGGTTTTGCTTCACGTACGGGCGCGGATCGCGACACGCAGGAAGACATGCTCACCGACTTGGCACAGTACACAGCCGAGCTAGCTATCCAAGCGCTCCCTTATGAGTACGTCAAGAAGATTGCAGGCGAACTTGCTTTCTGGCCGGAAGGCTTAGAGGTTGAAGATGTCGTCACGCAGATCAATCTCGACATCGAAGCCGGCTCCACGGGCGCCCCGAATAAGGAACAGGAGCGTCAGTCGTGGTCAGTCATCATGCCGCTGCTCCGTGAGACTATGGTTATCATTCAACAGGCACACGCGACCGGCAACATACCGCTCGCCGAAGCCCTCACTGAGCTGCTTGAGGAAACGATGCAGCGCATGGGCGACCGAACAAACTTGGACCGCTTCTTGCCGAAGCTCGCGGCCACACCTGCCGGCGCCGTGCCGATGGATGAGGCGGGTTCGCAAGCCACACCACAAGCAGGGGGCGGGCAAGCACCAACCGGAACACCTACAGCTTAATAATAAGATCACAGGAGAACAATAATGGTTGACGAAACCAACAAAGACGACGTAGTTGACGGCGACGCCAACGACGAAGAAACCCCACCGGAGCCGGATATATTCGACGCGGTAAGTGACGCTATTGACGAGCAAACTGTCGGCCTCGACACGAGCGCGGACGACGACGCACCTACAGGAGACGAAGACGATGTCACACCGACTGGCGAAAGCGAAGATGACCCGGAAAAAGACCCCGAAGACGAAGGCGACGACGACACTCTCGCGTCCGACGAGCCGGCTGGCGGCGAGAGCGAGGCTGACACACCGGCAGCGGACAAGGCGCCCGTTTCAGGGGACGATGTATCACCAGATACGGGGAAGCCTGAAGCCAAAAAGCCTGATGGAGAGGCTGCGGACCATGTCAATGATCCCATTCCTGAAGAACTCGCAGAAAAAACTCAAGACCGCATTAGGTCGCTAGCCGAACGCGTCAAGATTGCTGAAGCCGGCGTCACCAAGCACACCGGAGAACTCGACGAAATGATTTCGATGGTGCAGGACACTGGCACCACGGGCGAGCAGTACGGTCAGGTGCTCGGGTTTATGAAACTGTTCAACAGCACCGACGAAGCAGACCAACGTGCGGCGTTCAAAGTCATGCAAAGTGAAATGTCTATCATGGCCGCTAAACTGGGCGAGACTGTTCCCGGTATTGACCCACTAGCAGCCCACGCAGACTTGCAAGCAGAGATAGAAGCGGGCAAACTTACCGGCGACCGTGCTATTGAAATTGCAAACACACGCACACGCGAAGCAGCCAGCGCAGCAATCAAACAGACAAACACCGCAAATGCGGCGGCTGACGACGACATCAATCAAGCTGTCGCCGACGCTAAAGGTGAGCTTGCAGTCTTTGAAAATACGCACAAGGCTGACCCACAGTGGAAAGCAAAGAAAGACATTTTGGTTCCCGCTTTGCGCTCGGTGATGCGAACAATTCACCCGTCATTGTGGAAGTCCACGTTTGAAGAATCCTATAACAAGTTGGTGCTTCCTGAAGCGGCGGCGCCGACACCGAAGCCAAAAGTGCCGACACCGTTACGACCGAAGGCACCAGCAGGTGAGGGCACAAAGCAGCCAAGCAGCATGGCAGAAGCCATTGAGTTATCGCTCGGCGGCAGCATCGACGACTAAGCCGTCGTGTCTGTAGTAAGGAAACTCAGACGGTATAAAACGGACCCGCAACGCGAACCACTCTACCAAGCCGAGCGTAGTTTATCGTCCAAGCCGTTCTTTCGTGCGCAAATGACGCACGCGCAAGCGCTACGTCTCATCAAGAGAGTGCGCAAGCAGTACGCGCTTATACCGATAACGCTGCGCACCATGTCAGAGGAATTGCCGACCGTAGATCACGGACGTATGGACGTGCTCTACGACGGCGAGACTCACGAGTTGGAAAAGGTCACGATTAGCGTCAACCCGGAAAGGTTCGCGCGGAACCCGTACCTGATTCTGCACGAGCTGGCACACGTCGCTTGCGATCAGCATTTCGGGATGGACATACCAGATCACAGTAGAGAAATGGTTGGCATTTTGATCTGGCTCTATGACCACTACAAGCTGATACCAGAGGATGCGTTTCGTCTGATCCTGCGTCGCTACAAAGTGAAGCACAAGTCATTCGCTGAATCGTCACCGGGAGCGATAAAATGCTTACCATAGTTTGCTTCAAGTGGAAGCCCAAAGATTACTGGACTGGAATAAGTCGGTGTGAGTTTACTAGCGAGCACGTTAATACTCTGCTCAACATGGTTAATCGCCACTACCACAAACCGTTTCGTTTCGTCTGCGTCACAGATGACCCGTTAGGGCTTGATCGCGGCGTAGAGTATCACCCATTGTGGGATGACCTCGCCGACGTAGAAACCGCGATGGACGGTTGGGTATCCTGCTACCCTCGCCTGAAGATATTCAGTAAAGAAATGGCTGAAGTTTTTGGCCCTCGGATTTTAGTGCTCGACATTGACACAGTTATCGTTGATGACGTGACTGAACTGTGGGACCGTCCCGAACCTTTCGTCGGCATTCGCCTGCACCCGTGGAGCGAGATTGACGGCCCACTTAATGACTCGTACGGTGGCGCGATGTATCTGATGGATGCAGGCGCGTTCCCTGAAGTGTGGGACGATTTCGACGTGCTGAATTCCCCGCAAGAAAGTAAGCACCACGGATTTCGCGGCAGTGACCAAGCGTGGATTTCTTACAAGCTCGGACCGGGACATCCAGTTTGGATAGTCGCAGATGGCGTCGTGTCTTCGCGACAAGACGCGCTGCTCGTCAGGCACCGGACACGCCCCGGCACGCGCATAGTTATGTTTCACGGCAGACATAGACCGTGGGGCAAACGCGCGCAGGGGTGCTCGTGGGTAAGGAAGAACTACAGATGAAAAACCTCTACATATTCGACGATAAAAAGTACCCCAGAGTTTGCGAAGTAACGTGGCACGACGCGCTGCTACTTGAGGCAGAGGCTCGTGGCTTTAACGTGAAGCGAGTCCATCACGCGCGACACATAACTGAGCCCGGCTACTTCTTTGCTCGCTTGCCAATGCGACAGCCTGAATTGACTGCGCAACGTGACAAAGTGCGCGGCATAATGTCGCTGCGGGAAGTGCGCTCAATTCAGGACGAGCAGCAGATCACCGTGTACGAAAACAAGTTGGCACAGACAGCGCTATTCTCAAAGTGGATGCCGACGACGCACGCCCTGATGACGACTGATGATGCTCTCGGTGCGCTTGACATGATGACGTTTCCGTTTATCTCGAAGTCAGCCGTGGGCGCATCGTCACAGAACGTCCGCTTGATTGAAACGCGCGAACAAGCATTCGAGGAAGTCAGGTTGGCGTTCAAGACGCGTGGCATACCCACGTCGCGCGGATTCAAACCGCAGCGTGGCTACTTGATTTGGCAGAGGTTCATCCCGCACGAAGTCACGTACCGGGTCAACATCATTGGGCGTCAGTTCGCCATCTTCAAACGCTTCTGTTATGGCAACCGTCCGATGGCACAAACTGGGAACGTCGAACCCGTCATGGAGCTAACCCCGCAGTACGTATCGCTGATACAGTTTGCAGAGCACATCGCTAAGGTCATCGGAACAAAGTGGTGCGCGTTCGACATACTCGAATCACCGGATGGTTGGAAACTTTTGGAAACAAGTATCGGTTGGCCTTGGCCTTCACCGGGCGACTGCAACAAGGGCGCATTCTTTTTTAGCACACACAAATGGGCGGGCATGTTCAAAGTGCTGCTCGATGAAATTGAGGAAGGGGTATGGGGCCGATTAGGCGAGTAACACTTGCGCGCGTACGGAAGATGGCTTACGTCATCTATCTGCCGATTAACATGCTATTTTGCGCGCTTGTGTTCGCACCGTGGGTGCAACCGCGTGAGACAGTTTCGGGACTGATGGGGCGCTGGCTTGAGTACGGGAATAACTGGCAAATGAGGTTCGCGAGCATCGTCGCGCCGACTATCGACGGTTGGCACGAGTTAGGTCACTGCGTACACACATTCAAGTTAGAAAAAGCTATGAGGGTAGCACTCTATGGCACACCTTATTACGAAGCTGACTAACCGCTACAGCGGTCCAATTCTTGTCATCGGTGGCGGGCCTTCCGTACTCGAAGACTTCAAACGTCTGCCAAAAGATTTTAAGCCTGACTGCGTTATCAGCGCGAACGGTCACGGCTTCAAACAAGACCGCTTCAAAGTAGATTACATCGCGTGCATGGATCACAAGCACAGCGAGACAAAAGAATTCATGCAGGACTTGATGAGCGTGCATGGCGTACCAATTATTACGCGGCACTGGTGGGGCGACTATCGAATTCCTACGCGCCCGGTTAACTTCAGATTGAATAGTGGATTTACTGCGGTTGCATTGGCCGCGATGTTCGGCGGCAATCCTGTGATTGCGACGGGACTTGACTGCTACACTGGTGGCACTTATTTTCACAACAAAGACGTGCTGACGTGCCAGTCGAGCGTCGCTTGGCCCAGATTTACGAGGCAGATAATCAGGCTCGAAAGGATGTTAGCGGGCGCAAACATCCGGCCAATGAGCGGACCCCTGACAGACACGTTCCCGGCCTATGATCCTGAAGAAACCTTCGAGAAGCCCGAACGCATCAACATCGTCGAGCAGTTCAAGAACGTCAAAGAGTACCAAGCCCGCACGGCGACTGCGTTTCACTGGACGTTTGCTGATCTTCCCGCAAATGCGCAGTTCCCAGTCTCCGAAAAAGAGGGGCTCCACATGCTGCACAACCAAGGGCGCTACCCTATTTTCGTCATGGGACTTGACACGTAGAGCAGAAGTTTCGTAAAATTCGTTCGTGGTCAGCCTAAGACCACGTTGACGTAGCCGGCATCGTCACCGGCAACTGCGTAATCTGGCATCGCAGGGCTTAGGGCAAGAGACATATTGTTTTTAACCTAAGAGGACGCAATCATGCCATTTAACGCCGAGCAATTGGCCTATGCAGGTAAGGCCGCAATCGACTTTTACCTGAAGA